TTGGCCTACCGGTTGGTTACAAGCTAAAAGCATTGTCACAACGTGCAACGACCTTTACGACCCAACAACAAACACACAAGCCATGGTTGCTATTTGGCATAACTCCGGTTGGCTACCATGGAAAACAGCAAACTAAATGCACGAACAGCCCTACCCCGACAACACAATAAGCGAGGAAACCCGACGTATGTTAGACCCGACAAAAACCGCATTAGCGCGACATGAAACAGTAATTAAAAACCTGTTAGACGAAATATGCAGGCCCGCGCACATACCGTACAAACCTAAACACGCTGATTTAATCGCACGTTTAAAGCATGTAGCAGTAGACCTAGATTTGAGCGGCCAACAGGACGCATGGCAGGCCGTTAGCGAAGCAATAGAGTCTTTAGGCGGCTAACCGTGACCATTGTTTATTTAAGCCCGACGGAAATAGATTACGCATACGCAGTAGCCGCGCTAAGACACGAAAACGCTAAAGGCAACAAACACCAAGACCGGTTTGTAGGCGAATTTAAAAACACTTTGCCCGACAAAATAGGCGCGCTAGGTGAATTTGCGTTAGCCAAGCATTTAAACTTGTATTGGGGTTACGAACCGTACAACTCTAAAGCTAACGACGTAGGCCGTTATGAAGTACGCACAACTCCACGCCCAGACGGTTGCCTATTAACGCGAGATTTTGACAAGCCGGCAATATACGTGCTAGCAACCTTGGACAAAGAAAACAAGGCGGTAATTTTGCGCGGTTGGAATACGTTGTATGAAACTATGCAGGTTGACCGGTGGGCACCATATATGCCGTTGCCATGTTTCAAAACGCCACAAACTCTGTTACACGCAATGAGTACATTACCTGCAGCAATATAACCCGACATGAAAGATAAACCCGACGTGAGACCTTGCCCCAAATGCGGCGTTACGACATACGCCTACAAAGCGAATAAAACGCACGACAGAACTTTATATTTTCACCCCGGAACCTGCAAAAAGGCGGCATACAAACATGGCATTTAACATAGACAACTACGTAGACGTACCAACACGCCTAAAAGACGCATTAAACAAGTACCCGAACCTACGCATACAAGAAACCGCCGCAGAGGTTGTAACTATGCCCGACGGAAGCACGTTTTACCGTTGCACCGTTACCGTTTGGCGTGACGAAACCGACCCAATACCGGCAATAGCAACCGCAGCCGAACCATACCCCGGCAAAACGCCCTACACAAAAAACAGCGAATTTATGGTAGGTATGACGTCAGCGTTAGGGCGCGCACTTGGTTACATGGGGTTTGGCATTAGCAAAAGCATTGCTTCACGTAATGAAATAGAAGCCCGCCAAGACCCTAAAAAACCGGACGCACAAATAGCACCAATACGACGCGAACAGGCCACAAGCCACCCTAAAGGCGCAAGCCAAAAACAGGTTTACTTTATTAAATCACTAGCTAAAGGTGCAGGTTTTGACGAAGCGGCGTTACATGATTACATAGCCGTAACACTTAACAGCGACGCCGTGACGTTAGAGACGTTAAGCCCGGAGCAGGCCACGCAAGTAATTGACGCGCTAAAAGCATTGCCAAGTAGTAAAGCCGACTAATGCTAGAAGCCGCGTTTAAAAACAGTGTTATAGATATTGCTACACGTTACGGTTGGTTTGTACACCATGACCTACCCGCAATGAACAGGCGCGGCCAATGGGCAACACACATACAAGGAAATAGCGGCTTTCCCGATTTGGTGCTATTAAGCCCAAAGGGTGTGCTAGTTTTCGCGGAACTTAAAACCGAAACAGCACGTTTAAGCAAACAACAGGAAGCATGGTTAGACCGGTTGGACTTGTCAGCTTGCATAGTGCAGGTATGGCGACCTAATCAAATGCCAGTAATCATAAAGTTTCTAGCCACCGCCTAACGGTTGGACTAGCCAAGCCCTAAGCCCGTTGCACGGTAGTTGGGAACATACGGCAACGTAGGTAGTGCGCTATGCCCGTAATCATGCTTGACGAAATGACCGGGCCAATGGCGCGGCAGGCTGTAAACATAATCAGCCAATACATAGTTAGTGGGTACGGGTTAGGGCAACCCCGTGGGTGGAGCATTAACCTATTAGGCTTTACAACGTGCTAGGCGCACCCCCAAGCGTTTAGCACACACAACGATTTACATAAACAAAACAAACAGCAAGGTTAAACCCGACATGAAAAACAACCAAGCAAACCCAACAGCAACGCGCGCAAGCGCGGCGCTAGCACAAGCCGCAGGCGCGTGAGTAATGCCAAGCAAACACAAAGGCAGCAGGCCACGCAACCAAGCCGAATACAAACGCAACAAACTTATATTGCTACAAGAAAACCCGTATTGTTTCTATTGTGGTAAACCTGCAACCGAGGCAGACCATGTCATAGAGGTAGACCGGTGGCCACAAGGCCAACCCGGTGTTAACAGCCTTGACAACTTACGCAGCGCCTGCCGTGGGTGCAACGCAGCACGTGGCAACAAGTACCGTGCAGCTAGAGACGCAGGAAACTACGCCATAAAACCCAACACCCATAAGGAAAATAACAGCAACCACACACAGCGTTTTTTTTCAGAGGGTACGGAAGCCCCCGTCTCTACTAATCCTATATCCCAAAAGGATTTGCGGGAACTGGCTCGGACTGGCCGGTATAAACCCCGATTAGAAACAACTACTTACAGTGGGCACGAATCACGCGCGGCAGATGTAGCAGACTTTGCGGAGAGGATATTAGGCACCCCACTCATGGCGTGGCAACGGCATTGCGTTGAGGGTTTAACTAGTTTTGACAATGACGGCAAATGGTTGCACCGTGTTGGCCTTGTGTCTGTTGCTAGACAAAACGGTAAAAGCCATATGACTAGCGCCATTATTGGGCATTGGTTAACTAAGGAAACCGAACTACGCGGCCAACCTCAAACGGTTATTAGCGTTAGTCATAAATTGGATTTGACGGCGGCACAGTTCAACTACCTAGCGCCTATTCTTGAAGCCAAGTTTGGTGCAGAGGTTTCATGGTCTTATGGGCGCCAAAAGGTAACTATGCCTAATGGCAGCGTTTGGCATATTCGCGCCGCTACCCCGGCAGCCGGTCACGGTTACAGTTGCGACCTAATTACCGCAGACGAAGTATGGCAAATATCAGAGGAAGCATTAGACCAAGGTTTATTGCCGTCTCAACGTGCACGTAAAAACCCTCTTTGCCTTATGGTGAGTACAGCCGGTACACAGGAAAGTACGGCCCTTTTAAGGTGGAGAGACCAAGGCTTAAAAGCAATAGACACGGGCGAAAAAACAAATTTGTACTTTGCCGAATTTAGCCCACCGCCAACACTTGACCCTATGACGGTTGAGGCTTGGGAATACGCTAACCCCGCTTTAGCAGGCGGCCTAATTGAATTAGACGTAATCCAAGGCGAAGCACAAGGCCCTAACCGCAGCGCGTTTTTACGGGCGTCTGTAAACCTTTGGCAAGCGGTTTCTAATGGTTGGCTAGCACCCGGCGTATTTGAAGCATTAAGCACCGACGAAAAAGCGCCACCCGGCGGGGTGTTAGCTGTTGAAATGGCGTTAGACGAAAGCACGTATACAGGTGTGCGCGCAGTCCAAGTAAATAATAAAACCCATGTTGTTTTGGCTTTTGTTGCCGAAAGCGTTACAGAACTATGGCAATTAGTGGACATTGAAATAGCAAATAACCCGGGTTTAAAACTGGCAATTGTGCCAACATTAGAAAACCATTGCCCGCCGAAACATGAACGGCGTCGGGTAATTGTTGGGTATAAAGAGTTAACAAAATGGACGGGTGCCGTCCGGGCCATGATTTTAGAAAATAAAATAACCCACAACAACCAACAACTACTTAACAGCCACGTTGAACGAGCAGTGTTGATACGCGAAAAAAACGGTATTTCTATTAGTAGTTTGAGAAGCCCCGGCCCTATAGAGGCTTGCCGGTGCATGATTTGGGCAGCAGCTTTAGCTTCACGCGCCCAATGGACGGGTAAACCTGTAATTGTTACTAATAACCGTTAAAGTTGTTTTGGCATTAGTCGGCTTGCTTTCCGTCGGGGATTGCACGGCGCCGGCTAGTGCCACCAAAAACCTTGAGATTGTGACACAATAAAACTATGGCCATTTTTAATAAGAAACCCGAACATACAAAGGTTGTTAAAGCTGCAGCAGGTAGCAACGCGGGTGCGTCACAAATTGGCAATTTCTTTGCGTATTCTGACGGTGTTTTGAGAAGCCGTTTTATGCAGGTTCCAACTATTTCAAGAAGTCGCGACCTTATGGCAAGTGTTATTGGTTGTTTACCTTTAACTATGTATAAGGAAATTTGGAACGGCGACGAAATGGAAAAGGTACCGGAAGCGCCGCGTAGTTGGTTGCGTCGGATTGACAAAGGCGTTACCAACAACTTTATTTTGTCGTGGACTTTTGACGACTTGCTTTTCTATGGTCGTGCATTTTGGTACATCACAGAGAGAGATAGTTCAGGATATCCCTCAGCGTTTACACGTTTGCCTGCAGCAATTGTTACAACACAAGACCAAGCGCAAGGTACTGGCGTATGGTTCGGCCCATCTAAACAAATTTTGTTTCAGGGTTTACCTATTCGTTGGGAAGATTGCGTACAGTTTTTAAGCCCAATACAAGGCCTTATTTACACCGGTGCAACGTCAGTAGATACCGCGCTAAAACTTGAGCAAGCAAGAAACCGCAACGCGTCATCATTGCAACCGGCAGTAACGCTTAGACAAATTGGCGGTGAGCCAATGAGTCCGCAGGAGTTGCGCGATTTGGCTAGCGCGTATGACGAGGCGCGTTTTGCGTCGGCCACAAGTGCTGTAAACGAATTTGTAGAGGTAATTCCTAATAATGCAACACCGGATAAAATGCTGTTGATTGACGCAGCCGAATATCAAGCTAAAGAAATTGCCCGTATTGCTAACGTTCCCGCGTACCTCGTTTCCGTAAGCATTGGAAACTACAGTTATGTTTCGTCGTCGGAAGCGTCGCGAGACCTTTACACGTTTGGCGTTAAGCCATACATAGATTGCATACAAGCAACGCTTAGCGCGGATAATGTTTTGCCACGTGGCACCGGGGTTATGTTTGATATTGAAAGCTATTTAGAAAACGGATACAGCGATAAAGAAAACGGCGAGGAAATGAGCGACGCTAGAAACTTGGCTGAAATGGTGCAAAAGATTTATTTGGGTGTTGACAAGGTAATAACATCAGAGGAAGCCCGAGTAATTTTGAACGAAGCCGGAGCAGATTTAGAACCGGGCAAAGAAATTAAACCAACAGAGGTAACAAACAATGCTTAGATTAGCCCCACAAGAATTAACTTTAGACGCCGCGCAAGGTGACGCGCTGCCACGTCGTACCCTTGCCGGCGTCGCTATCCAATACGGGGTAGACGCTGTAGTAAGTGACGGACAAACGGTTAGGTTTGAAAAAGGCTCATTGCCGCTAGAGGGTAAAAAACCCAAAATGTATCTTTACCATGACAGCACCCAACCTATTGGCGTTGTTACGTCACGTACCGAAGTTGACGATTTTGTAATGTTTGAGGCCAAAATTAGCGAAACCACGCTAGGTAATGAAAGCCTGCAGCTAGCCATGGACGGCGTTTTAGATAGCCTTAGTATTGGTGCTATTCCGGTTGAGTTTAGTTTTGACGAGGCCGGCACCATGATTGTTACCAAGGCAGAATGGCAGGAATTGTCTTTATTGCCTTATGGCGCGTTTGAGGCTGCCAAGGTAGAACGGGTGGCAGCAAGTATCCACCAAAACGAAAACGAAGTAGAGTTAAATAGTGAACAGGACACAGAAAAGGAAGTAACCGAAATGTCAAACCCAGTAGAAACCCCTGCAGTTGTTGAGGCTTCAACAGTACAAGCGATTTACGCACAGCCGCGTAAATTGCGTTTGCCTAGCACGTCTGAATACATTGCTAGTTATGTGCGCGGCGGTGCAGATTTTGCACAGTTAAACGCAAACATTAACGCGGCACGTATTGAAGCCGCCCCGGGCGTTGCGCCATACATCAACACCGAAAGTACACCGGGTATCTTGCCGGAAATTATTACCGGTAGCGTGTATGACGGACTTAACCCTATTCGCCCTTTTGTATCGGCAATTGGTACACGCGCAATGCCAACAGCAGGCGCAACTTTCCGCCGTCCAAAAATTACGACCCGCCCGGTAGTAACACAGCAGGCCGCACAGTTTGACCCGCTTAACGCTTCAACCGTTGTGGTTAGTAATTCCGATATTTCCAAACTAAGTTTTGGTACATACGTCACCGTCTCCGAACAGGATTTGGACTGGAGTGACCCGTCGTCTATTGACATTATTCTTAACCAATTGGCTATTGCATACGGACAAGCAACCGACAACTACGCGGTAGACACTTGTCATGCAGCAATTACACAAACCGCAAGCGTGGCCGACACCGCAGTAGGTGCTGATTGGGTTGCAGCAATTTACGACGGTGCCCGCCAAATTTCGGAAACGTCTAACTATTTGCCAACGCACATGTTTGTAACGCCTGCAAGTTGGGCAGCCCTTGCGGCGTCAACCGACGACCAAAACCGCCCGGTATTTCCATACACAGGCGCACCTAACCTTATGGGTCAAAATGCTGCAGGCAATTCGTCAGCAACATCATGGAACGGCAACCCTCTTGGGTTGGTGTTGGTTGTTGACAAAAACGCGCCCGGCTCTTTCATGGGTCACGCTGCAGGCCCTGCCGCAGGCTTTGAATTCTACGAACAGCAAAAGGGAGCAATTAGCGTAGAGGTACCTGCAACTATGGGCCGTACGATTGCTTTCCGTGGTTACGCTGCCGGCTTTATGGCAGACGCAACCAAGTTCGTTAAGTTCGTCTGATAACCGAAAGGTAGGCCTTTATGGCCGTCTATTCGGTCACACAAAAATACTTAACCGATAACTACGCGGTTGTAGTACTACTAACTAACGCAGACCCTTTAGAGGTTGGTCAGTCCGTAACTATTGCGGGTGTTGACGCAACCTTTAACGGTACCTATACGGTGCGTGAGTTGCCACAGTATTACTACACCGGCGTAGACGAACAAGGTTTCTTGCATTACGACATTGAAGCCCCAATACAAAACCAAGTGCTATTTGCTAAAACGGCTGCAAACGTAAACATTGTCGCAGCTACAGGCACGTTGACAACTACCCCACAATGCACATGGGTAACAACCGACGCACAAGTAGAGGATTGGTTAGGAATAGGAACGGCCACCGCGTCAGACCAAGCATTTATAACCCAATGCCGTCAAGCTGCCAACGAATTTGCATATAGGCGCAGAGCAGAGGCAGGGTACCGCAACGAAAGCCTAAGCACCGTACCTAACCCGTCGGTACTACTTGGCACTATTGCCTATGCCGGTTTTTTGTATAGGCAACGTGGGTCAGTAACAGACTTTGCCAGTTTTGACGGACTAGCCGCAGGTGGAAGCATGGGCCTTAGCCCAATGATTAAACAACTATTAGGCGTAGATAGGCCGGCGGTTGCGTAGTGCCTGTTGCATACACCGACCTATTTAACAAGGCCTTAGACGACCTTACAACCACGTTACAAACCATTACAGGGCTACAGGTAGTAAACGACCCGCGTAACCTTGTGCCGCCTTGTGCTTTTATTGACGCGCCGTCGTTTGTGGCATGGAACTACAATATAGTTAAATTAACGTTTCCGGTACGCCTTATCACCCTTGGCCCGGGCAACCTTGACGCCCAACGTAGCCTTATGAACATGGCCGCCAAAGTGTTAGCTAAAAACGTAGCTGTAACGGACGGACGCCCAACTATTGCAATAATCGGCGGCGCCGAAATGGCAGCCTATGATTTAACTATTGAAATGCAAGCCCAAACAAGTTAGGTGCCTATGTACATTATTAAAAGTCCACGTATTGGTGTAGTCGGTACAGAATTTGTACCTAAACCCGGTGTACAGGTTGCCGGCCTTATTTGGGGCGGCTTTATAGAGGAAGTTGCAGACAAAGCAACCAACGAAGTATCCACACAAGCACCTAAAAAAAGTGCTAAAAATAAGAAAGCAACGAAAGAGGATTAAACACCATGGCTACAAGCACTTACCTTTCCAACCCAGTCGTAACCGTTAACGCGGTAGACCTTTCCGACCAATGCACCGCCGCAGTATTTACGCAGCGTTACGACCAACTTGAAAACACCACGTTTGGCAAAACCGCACGTACCTACCAAGCAGGTTTGGGAAACCACGAAGTAACCCTTACCCTCTATCAGTCGTACGCAGTTTCGGAAACTTTCGCTACTTTGGAAAACGTCGTAGGCGGTTTGGTAAACGTAATTGTTAAGCCTGCAGTTGGTTCAGATAGCGCAACAAACCCGGGCTTTACCCTCACCGGTGCATTACTTGCAGAATTCCCAGTAATTAACGCAACCATGGGCGAATTGTCCACCATTGACGTAACCTTTACCGGTGGCGTTTACACCGCAGACGTAACACCATAACTAGCGCCGAACTAAACGGCCCGACACGAAAGTAGGCACTAATGCAATTAACGCTACAAGTAACCAACCATGAGCAAACCTACGAGGTAAACACAAACCTATTTACCATTGTGTTATGGGAACGTCGCTTTAAACGCAAAGCAGCAGATATGGCAAACGGCATTGGTGTAGAGGATTTGCTATACCTAGCATGGGAAGCAAGCAAACAAAACAAAATTGTTGTACCCGCAGAGTTTGACAAATACTGCCAACAGGTAACAAACATTGAAGTAACCGCGCAAGAGGCCCCAAACCCTACCCAAGCGGTACCTACCGACGGCAACTAGCCGAACTGTTAATAGCGACAGGGTGGGCGCCGCATTGGTATAGCGCTACGTTTGACACACAAGATTTAGCGACGGTGGCTAAAGTTTTGGGAGAACGAAACAAAAGGTAACACCATGGCGCAACCAAATTTAGAGGTAAAAGGTATCCAAGAAACCTTGGCGCTATTAAACAAAATAGACCCGACCTACAGGCGCGACGTAACTAAACGTATTAAGCGCGCCGGTGACGTCATGGTAACGGAGGCCCGCCAAATGGTTACAACCATTTCCGGTGTTAAAGGCGCCCCATTATCGGGCATGAACCGTGGCACCCTCATTAAAGGCCGTGAGGTTAGGTGGAATACCGCAACCGTAAACAAAGGTTTTAACGTAAAAGTTGGTTCACGCGCAACTAAGGAACGATACGTAAACTTCACGCGTTTTACCGACGGTGTAGCTACACATACAGAGCAAATACCGTTTGGCGCTAAACCATATCGCCTTATGACGGTGCAACAGCGCGACGCCGCAGGCGCTATATATGACCATGCCGGACGCCATACACAAGGCCTGTTTGTGGCAAACCTCAACGTTTCGGGCGGTGGTGAACAACCTCGCGTAATTGACAAAGCCGTAGAGAAAAACAAGCCTGCAGTACAACAGGAAGTACAATCGGTTATTGCAGACGTTGAAAAGAAAACAAACCAACAACTTAAACAGAGGTACAAATAGTGGCAATTAACATACCTATTATTACCTCGTTTGTTAATACGGGAATACAAGCAGCCGATAAGCAACTTAAAACGTTTGGTACAAGCGCTAAAACTGTTGCGGGTGCTGTTGGCGGTTTAAGCCTTGCTTTTGGCACGGTTCAAAGTGTGCTTGGCCCGGCTATTAAAGCCGCTTCCAACATGGAAGAAAGCCTAAGCAAAGTAAACGTAGTATTTGGCAAGGGTGCGCGCGACGTAGAAAAATTTGCCGATAGCGCCGCTAAAAACCTTGGCCAATCTAAGCAAGCCGTTTTAGAAGCTGCCGGGGTTTTCGGTACCTTTGGTAAAGCAGCAGGTTTAGCCGGTACTGACCTTGCCGTATTTAGCAACGATTTTACACAACTTGCTACCGACCTAGCCTCGTTTAATAACACCACGCCCGAGGAAGCCGTACAAGCCATTGGCGCCGCATTGCGCGGCGAAAGCGAACCGTTGCGCCGTTACGGTGTTTTGCTTAACGACGCAACCCTAAAACAAGAGGCAATGACCCTTGGAATTTATGACGGCAAAGGCGCGCTTACTTCACAGCAAAAAATATTGGCCGCCCAATCCGCAATTTTTAAACAAACAGGCGACGCGCAAGGTGACTTTATGCGCACAAGCGACGGCCTTGCCAACAGCACCCGCACATTGTCGGCAACGTTTGAAAACCTTAAAGCCAAGTTTGGTGCCGCTTTTCTTGAACAAACAAAAACAGCAACACAAAACTTGAACTTTTTGGCGCAACAATTTGAAAGATTACCAACACCAGTAAAAAATAGCGGCGACGAAATAAACAAGTTCACAAGCATTGCCTCAAAAATGTCTAACGTCGTTACGCTTGGTTGGAGTGCGTTAACCCTGTTGCGTAAAGCGTTTGAAAACACTAAAGAAACTGGCGCATACAACGAAAACCTTAAATTTAGTGCCCAACAAACAATGCGTAACGCCGACGCTGCCGGTGAATTTAACCGCAAATTGCGCGAACAGCAAGAGGAAACAGGCGGCGCCGCTAAAAAAATAAACGAACTATACGACGTTATTAAAGACAAATTGGCAGACGCGTTAGATGACGCTAAAGACCAATTAGACGACGCACGAGACGCGTTTAAAGACTTTGGCCAATCCGTTGCCGACGGTATTAAAGCCGGATTTAGTTTTGCAGACGCCAAAGAAGCAGGCGTAGAAACTGGCGGCGGTTTTCTTTCCGGATTACGTGACCAAGTAGCCGGGGTAAAACAATATGCAACCAACGTGGAATTGTTGCTAAAGCGTGGCCTTAGCCAAAGCGCGTTAACAGCCGTATTAGACGCAGGCGCGGAAGCCGGCGCCGCTATCGCTGCCGAACTAGTAGCAGGTGGGCAGGAAGCCATTACAGGCCCCAACGGTGTAAACGCGTTAGTTAATTCGGTTAACAGCGTTGCCGACATTTTAGGCCTTGACGCTGCAGGCCGTTTTTACCAAGCAGGTGTAGACCAAGGCACCGCGCTAGTTAAAGGTTTGGAAAGCGTTTTAGCCAAATACGACAAAATACTTAAAAACCCTAATTTAAGTACTAAACGGTTGCAAACTTTGTTAGGCCAAGTGGAAACAGACATAGCCTTTACCGGCATTACCGCAGGCCAAGCCATTGCAACACCAGCACCAACCGCCGCACAAATACAAAGTATGCAAGAACATCAAGCAATGAGAGGCGTAACCCAAAACTATACGGTTAACGTCAACGGTGGCATGGCTACAAGCGCCGAAATAGGCCGCGTCACACAAGACGGCCTACGCGCTTTAGCCCGCCAAAACGGGCCATTAGACATACCAATAGCAGGTTTTAGATAATGCCCGGCAGCACCATAACCCAAGCCGGAAATTACAGCCTTTTCATAGACACCGGCTTTAACGTAAACGCCTTTGTATTAGACGACTATTTAAAAGGCGTTTTAGATAACACAATCTTTGTACTTGACGGCACCGACGACTACGCAGACGTAACCACAAGCACAACCCAAGTAAACATACGACGCGGCAGACGCGACCAAGGCGACCAATTCGTAGCCGGCACAATGACATTTACCATATTTGACACGGACGGCATTTTTAACCCGTTTGACGACACAGGCCCTTATTACAACACGCCCGACGCCGTGCCCGGTTTGGCACCGTTGCGGCAAGTTTATTTTGTTCGTTACGACGCAAGCAATAACCCCGAATACCTATTCCGTGGGCGCGTAGTTAACTATGACTACAACTTTAATTTAGGCGGCTTAGATACCGTTACCGTTTACTGTTC